AGCAACATGGCCCCGCCAGACAAATGAAGACGGGGATAGGACGGGGGTTCAAATCCCCCCGGCTCCACCAAACAAGGCCCGGAAACACCGGGCTACAGCAGAAAAGGTTGCTGAAAGTAGCTGAAAATATGTCCCGGTTAGTCCCGGTTTCAGCAACATTTCAGCAACATTTTTTGTTTCCCCTCTCAGCCCGTCCGGGCAATCTCAATTCCCCTTCACTGATTCATACGAAACCTGACAGGTCAGTCCTGCTGCTCGGCTTCGATCGGCAAACTCAGCAATTCCTCCCGCAGCCTCATCAAGCCGGCCGAGCATGTCGGCAAGCAGATTGCGGGCGGGGTCGGCTGTATCGCCTCCATCGGCAGCACCGGGACAGCTGGCGGGGCGGCGTGATAGCTGGGCGACTCGTGCGCGCAGCCGGCTAGCAGCGCCATCAGCGGCAGCAGCATCAGCGGCAACTGCCGAAATCTTTTCCTGTGCGTCACGGCGTATCCCCTCGATTGCGGTCTGTCGGCGCTGCTCTTCGGATCGGGCGCGGGCTTCGGCTTGTCGTGCGGCCTCGGCATACTCGCCCCGTATATCGCTGATCTGGCGTTCGTAGCTGTTCGCCTGCCACTGCCACGCCCCTGCAGCAGAAAGCGCCATCAGCGTGAGCACAGCGGCTCCCAGGGCGATCAGCTTGTACTGCGATGGGATGAGATTCAGCATCACGCCCCCTCGAACAGCGCGCGCTCAGCAGCGCGTCGGCGAACAAGCCCGGCCAGCACCTTGCCTCCAGCCTTGTTCCAGCGGTCAAACTGAGCCGCGGCGCCGGCATAATCGCCCGCATTGAGCTTGCGCAGCAGCGTCGAGTCACGAAGCGCGCCCTCGCCAATGTTGTAGGTCAGGCTGACCAGCGCATCCAGTTGGTGCTGGCAAAGCCTCGCCGTGACCAATCGGCCGATAGCGTTCTCGAACCGCTCCAGATCGGCGCGCAGCATTTCCTCGGCGCGAGCTGATGTGATGGTCATGCCGGGCCGAACGCCTCGCGTTGTGCCGTACCCGATTGTCCAGGGATCGCCACCGGTTGCGGGGTCTGGATACGCGGTCAGTCGCAAGCCCTCGAACCGCTTGATGAGGTCGATGCCTCTTTGTGATGTTTGCATGGTCACTCCTTTGTATGGCGCGCAGGCAGCAGCGCGAGAGCGGGCGCTATGGCTCGCTCTCGGATCTCAGAGAGGGTCATGGGTAATCCTTGGGCGAAAAAAAGCCCCGACTGGCGGGGCTTTGAAATGAAGGCTGCGGTTAAATCATTAGATGATTACCCAAGAGTCTCCAGCCATGAACGCGACAGTGACCGATGATTCGGCCGCTATAGACACGGGCAGGTCGTAACCGATACCGGCGAAGCGCTCGTTAGCAAATGGGTAGAGTGATATGGCCGCGCCCGTACTGTTGCGAACTGTCAACCTCTCGTATTTAGCTCGGGTGGTGAGCGCTGGCAGCTTTACGCCGCCAGCACCACCAGTCACGACTGTTATCTCTCTGCGAATTGGTGCAGCGGTGGCCTGCGTGGTGCCGGCAGCAGCAAAAGCACCATCAACATAAGGATGTTCGCGGTATTCCCTACCGAGCGCCGCGTTACTCGTCTTGCTGATCGCGAACGGCTTGGCGGCTGAGTTGTTGCATAGCCCACCATTACTGGTGCAACCTTGAATCGTTGCTGAATCTACGCCGCCGCCTAATACGATTGGCCAGAAATCGTTAGCGGGATTCGCCTGCTCGGACGTTAGGGCGAAGTGAGACGAGATGCGAAACGTCCCGCCTGGAATTATCAGATCAGGTGACGAGTTGGCTTCAAAATACATATTGAAGTCGCCCACGTTCACAGCACCGTTGAAGAACGGCCCGACAGATCCTTCATAAAGACCGGAACATTTGAAGCCGTTGCAGTTGAGGTCGAACTGAAAGCCCGGCCCGGATATCTCAAAGTTCACGCCGCTAGCATCTACGTCGTACCCGAGGCCGGCGCGGAAGAAGATACCCTGGTGCGCACGCATGAGGTTCTTGCCTATGAACGCGATACTCTGTACGTAATCAGCATTCTCCAGGCACTTGATATTCCTGAACTGGCATGAGTCAAAGGTCAGCCGGAGGAGCTTATCGGATATCACGTAGGCCGCCAGGGTTGGTGCAGACGCCTCGAAACGAACCTCTTTAAAGTGCAAGTATTCCGAAGGCGGCGCTTTGTATTCGAGGAATACACCATAGGGCAGGCGGCTAGAAAATAGCGTGATGGCCGTATCCACATAGAACCCGCCGCCATTTACGCCGATCACGTAGAACTCTCCGGCAGACGCGTCGACTGGGTTGTCGACCATCAATGATGATGCGATGCGGTATCGTTCACTAACTATTAGTGATTTTGCAGTGGTGAACGATAGGCAGTAATCGATAGCCTTCTGGATGGCTGCGCTGTTGTCGGCAGACGTACCAGGCACGGCACCGAACAGGCGAGCATCAATTATGGCAGGTTGAACCCACTTCCAGCGAATGCCGGTATCCCCCACTACGACAAACGGGAGGTTTTCAACGCTGGTTGTATCAGCGTAGTCAGCTTGAAATAGTGTTCCGTATACGATCGCTTTACTACCGACTGCTGCCCTGAGCCCGGCATAATCGGAGTACATTCCTGGCAAGGCTGCCGATACTGGGCCGCCTCCAAGCCCAAGAATAGCGGCGCCATTTTCTCCGCTCAGCTCCTGCCGTAATACGTCCTCTTCACGCAGTGCGAGCATCGGCAGATCAGTCGCCCAATCACCAGTCATGGTCAACGGCACTGCCGCGTTGCCACTAGGAAAATAGAGCCCGGCAGTCGTACCAGTGGTGGCAGCGCTCACGAAAACATATTCGTTCCGCTCAGCCAGAACAACGCCTGCCGCGTAGTCGCCCTTGCTCACATAGCCGGACGACACCAGAAACGCCTGGAACCGGCTTTCCTTGTAAGCCTGGCTCAGCGTGAAGGTGTTTTCGCGGCCTTCCTGCGAAGTGTCAAAATCGTTCTCCATCCCCGCCCACGACTGGCGCAGAATGCCTTTGCGGTCGGCATAGAACGGATCGACACCGTTAACCAGTTTGTCGAGGTTTTCGGCGTTGTCGTACAGGTCGCGCGGGTCCGTGCTTGGCACGTTGTTGCCGGTATTGAAAGTCATGCGTTTACTCCAGGCGTGCAAATCCGCACGGCGTCCGTTAGGGCCGTGTCAGGTATGTGGTGTTGGCTAGTGGTTAAGCGGGTGGTGTCGCGTCGTCGTAGGCGTAGACTTCGGGCGCGTAGTTGACTGCCTCTACTGACGCCCCATCTGTGCCACTCGGGCTGATCGACGTGATCAGCGCCGGATAGCTCCAGCGCGTTACCGGTCCGAACAGGATGTGCGGCGGCTCGATAGACCAGCTGGTGTCCGGCACGAAGTCCACGCCGGTGACGGAAAGGCGATAGTCATCGATGCGCGTCGCCGTGTATGGGCCGGCCAGCGTGCCGTCAGGCCGGCGAATGCCGACCACATGGGCGCCGCCCGACGACCAGTCCAGCGGCTCGGATGACTCGATGATCCCGCTGTCGTAGCTAAGCATCAGCGCGCTTTGGCCGTAGCCAGGCACATCATCTGCCAGTGCGCAGTACGACAGGTAGCGCGAGTTCAGCGCGTCCATTTCAGTGGCAAACGAGTACGACCAGCGCCGATATTTCTGCATCATCCGGCGCCGCATCCCGTACCGCCACGCGCGGGCGCGATCAGTGACGCCCTCAAGCGTGACTTTCTCGACTCGGCGCCCAACATCACCAGCGATCCGGCACTCGACCGTCTCCTTCTGCCATGTGATGCCGTCGATGTACTCGACATCAACACCGTCGAAGTCGTCAGGCGTGACGGCGCTGAACTGCCGAGACAAGCCTTCGGTCATGTTCTGCGGCGTGTACATGTGCTCGAAGGTTGTCCGCGGCTCGTCGCGCACCGGCCTGATTAGGCCTCGATCAAGGGTAAGCTCAGCAAAGCCGGCTGCCAGCGCGTCGTTTAGCCATTCCTTGACGGTGCCAGAACTCTCAATCGACGCATCGAAGTAGTCTCCGCGCGCGGACCAAATCTCGCCAAGACGATCCAGTTCCTCGAAGTCTATATCGTCATCCGTGTAGCCAATCGAACGCGCAACGTAGGCCGCCCACGGCGCGATATCGCGTGTAGGTGTTTCAACGTCCCACGCACCGCCATTGCGTATCGGCAGCACGCGGGTAGCAATAACCGACACGAGCTGTTCCGATTGCGAAGCGAGGCGGCGTCCGCCGCGGACCCGTATGGCTATGGTTGTAACGCCTGCGTAGCTGGTTGGAGCCGGGATCTTTGCGCGAAGCCCGTACCACTGCACCGCGTCTGAGATGCTGGCCTCGCCAGATTTTGCACCAATCCTGCGCATCCTCACCTCGGCGCGCATTGCGTACGGCAGGACTAACGACTCGGTATACCCTAGCTGATCGATCGATGCCGACGTATAGGTCTTGACTATCGATGTCCAGGCTCCGGCCGTGTCCATATCCCGATACTGTATCTCTACGCTGACCGAGTAGTTCTGCGGGTTGTTGTACTTATTGATTATGAACAGGCCGTTAGGAAACATCACGTCCCACTCTATGCGCGACGCCTTCTCCCCCCTTGGGCAGCTCGCGAACGGGCCGCACCAGTCGCCCTCAAGGCTAGAGCCGTCTAGTGAGATGCTTGCTGATGTGCTCGAAAATGAATTGAATCCAGGCCATGCAGACGGATCAACTCCGCCTGTATCGGTAAGCCGCTCAACCGATACTGCTGACGCTCCGGCCGCGGTTAGCCTATAGCGGAGCCCCTTATAACCGATGCTCAGTGATACGTTCCCTGCTGGAAGTCCGGCGACCGGTGATCCATTCTCATAGTTGAGCGTCATCCGATCGGGGCCGCCACTCACGCCTGGGGTGAAAGTGTCGACGACGTATGTGCCAGCCGCATCTCCAGAAAGCTCAAGAACCATTCCGGCAAACGGGGCCAACCAAGCAAGCTTCCCCTCTAGGTAGTCACGGCCACCAGAAGATCCAACGGTGTATTGCTCGTTCACAACAATACGAAGCGTCATGCCTGCCGCCCATCCATCGGGGAACGATCCAGCACCGGATGGAATGCTGATAGTGTTTCCACTGAAGACATAGGCGCTTGCTGTAGGCGATGGACTGACCGCGAACGTCGCTCGCAACTCAAGCCCCGGGGTTCCGCTGCTGGTCGACCCAATCTCCGTAGCGGAATGCCACCACTCAGCACAACGCTCTGCGGCAACGCTCGCGCCCGGCTGGTAAATCGCGTATTCCGCATCGGCGCCAAGGGAAATGATCGGCGTGTCGCCCACCTGAATGTCGCTTGCATTGATTTGGTACTTGCCCTTGCCGATGCAGAGCATCAGGTCAACCCATTGCGATTTTGGGTCGCCATCCATGAAGTAGCGCCGCGGCGGCAACAGATAGTCCGGGTATACCTTACGGCGTCCTGCAATTTCTCGGATAGGCGAGTTCAGTTTTACCTGATTCCCCTTTGCCGCAGCCTCCGACAGCCTGTCGCCCTGTCGCGATCCTCCCTTGTTTTGCGATGGCATCTTCGGCATGAAGAGGCCAGTGACTAAGTTGAAAGTCGCCTGCAACGTGACGGCGGCGATTACCAACTCAACGCCCTTTGGCTCGATACGGATGGCGACGACATCATCCGGCGCGAACTCTGCGGTATCCCACTCGGCCGGATCGATCAGCGCGCCATTGATCTCGACGCTGATCGGCGGCGATTCCCGGCGCTCGAAGGCCGGAACGTTAGAGCGCAACCACTCCTCGACGGTCATCGGCGAAGTCGTGCAGTGCTTCTCCAGCGGAGCGCCCTGCAGCTTGCTCGGATAGATTTCGATCATGCTCGGTCCCGGTAATAGGTGACACGCGCGTAGTCGCGCTCGAAGTCGTTCAGTCGCAGCAGCCGCGCGCTGGTCTTGTTGTTGCGGATTTCCAGCACGCGCAGTCCTTCGCCAAGGTCAACCACGACGGCGACGTGCAGGCACAGCGAGCCACGGAAGCAGGCGGCAATCGCCCCGACCTCTGGCGCACACTCCTCCATCAATGCCGCTTCAGCTCGGTACGCCCTGGTGAACTCAGCCGGCTGCGTGTTGCGCACGCCGCCCCATGAAGGCAACAGGCGCTTTCCGTAGATGACGTGCCGCACCTCGCGCACCAGTCCCCAGCAGTCGTACCGATCCGGCCCGCGGGCGCCGTCTTCGTAGGTCGCACGCAGGTAGTGGTTGATCCAGGTCATAGGTACTTGAGGCCGGGGGCGAAGTTGGTATCGATGAGGTCGCGCGGCCAGGCCACGTTGATCAGGTCGAAGTAGCCGGCCGTGATCTGGACCTGCGCGCCGGAGATGGTCCCGCCGAGGACTTTCATCCTGTACGGAGCCTCTGCCGGCGCGGTCAGATCGCTGGCTAGGTAGGTGCGGAAGATCAGCGAAACCGTCTCCCCCACCTCCAGCGCCGCGTCGATCTTCTGCTGCGCCTCCCCCGTCACGTTGTCGATCGCAAACGTGAGGTTCTGCGCCCCGCTGTTCGTCCTGGCCGGAAGCGAAACCGCAATGCCAGACGCGAGGAACGTCAACGCCCGCCCGTTCTCATCGATGACTGACTGATCCTCGAATCCCTGACACAGCAGGATCGGCTCAGCCCAAGCGGCACACGTCAGCTCAATCGTACTGATGATCGTGTCGCCGCCAGAGGCATAGACGCGGTTGAGCACGGTCATTGCGGCCACTCCTCGTTCACACCCGAGTCAAGGGCGCCCATGTGGGTCTGGTAGGGGGATTCGGGCCATTCGCGGTTGATGGCCATGTCTAGCAGCGAAGGGAACAGGATGAACTGCGGCAAATGCTGCCAGCCATCGGCGAAGGTCTGCTTCTCGCGGATCTCAAGCCGGCAGTTGATGGACCAGTAGTCCGGGCCGTTCATGCGCGCGGTATAGGCAGGGCCACTATCCGATCCCACGAAACGCATCACGGTTTGGGTTGTTATCCCTCCGGTTTGCGCCCAGCCAGTAAACCACTCCTGCCCCTCTTTCAGCTCCCAGCGAAACCAGGCCTCGAACAGCTCGAACTCCTTCTGCGGCATGCCCCATGAGAGCGTCACGAAACTTGGCACGCTGGTGTACTTGCGGCGCTGGCGAGCACGGCCGCTGACCATCGTTGTGCGGGACAGATTCGGCGCGTGCTCCAGCGAGTAGCCGGAAAGGTCAGGGTATGGCAGCTCTGCGGGGTACTCGATCATCTGCCTTTCCTCTGGAGTCCGAATGCCTGCTCAATCGCCTGCGACTCGGCGGTGCCTCCCGCTCGAATCCGGGCGACCCAAACCCTTAAAACCTGCTCGCCGTTGTCGTTGCTGCTCTGCTCGACCTGGCCAGCCTTGCTGGCGTCCTCGATCAGATTGACGACCACCCCGGCACCTCCTCCTGATCCGCTTTTCCCGCTCGACTTGGTGTGGTCAATAACGGTTTCCTGCGGGTGCATCATCGCGAGGAAGCCGCCCTTGCCGTCGAGACCTCCCGAGCGAGGGCCATATCCAGTGAACCCGCCACCATCAAAAGACATCATGGCCATGCCCTGCGCCAGAGTTGTTGTGCTTGTGATGGCCGCCATTGCTGGCACCGAGTTAGCGCCAAATGAAGCCAATGACGCCATTGCGGCGGCCGGAGCATAAGCAGCTGCCATGCTTGACCCTGTTGCGACAGCGCCTGCCACAGCGGCTGCCTCGCTCGTCTTACCAAGAGCAAGCTGCAGGGCTTGATAGGCGATCCACTGCGCGGCCATTTGGCCGAGAGCATTTACGACTGAGCGCGCCATGCCTTGGGCTAGATTTGAGACGGCATCGCCCAGGCTCTGCGAATCGAAGACCATTGACTCGAAAGCATCACCGAAACGTCCGGTGAAGTTCTCCAGCATGACGCTCGATAGCTCATCGAACGAAGTAAGGTTCTCCTGAGCCGCCAACATGTACCGCTCCCAATAGGAGCCGTTCGCCTGAATCATTTGCTCGTCATGCTCTTGCTTCAGGGCAAGCAATGCCGTGTTCTTCTGCTGCTCGGTAAGCAGAGTGGCATCGATGATTATCTGGCGGCGCCGCTCATAGGATTCTCTGATCTGCTCTTCTTCAGTCCGGAGCGATTCAAGAATGGACGCAGCTTCACGGTTGTTCTGCTCCTCGGCTTCATTGACTAGACGGATCGCCTCCGCTTGCTTTTCGTAGGCGCTCACAGCCTCAAGGGCAGCCGCAGCCTTCTGAAGCTGAATGTCGCTAGCGCCCTCTGAAGCTAGCTTGTAGAGCTCGACCTGATCGGCCGTCATGCCAAGCGTGTCAGCCTGAAGGCGAAGTGCCTGTATCTGACGATCAATGGCTTGAGTGGCCTTGTCCGTTTTTTCCGGAGGCGGGGTGATAACTGGCGTGCCAGAACCGTCGCCCTTTGGCGTCTCTTCGCCAGGCTTATTGCTCAGCTCGACTAGCCGGTCACGGGCCTTCTGGAAACGCTGAACCTGGCTATTCAGCCCGGTGATCTCAGCGTCAAGCTCTTCCTTGTTCCAGAACTTGAACCGGAACAGCACCGTGTCGTCGGGATCGTTTTTGTCCAGCTTCGCGCGCGCGTCGGTCAAATCGCGAATCTGCGAGAGCGTGACGCTGATCTCGTTATTGAAGCCTTCAGCGGTCTGCTTGCTGTCACGGAAGAAATCCATGAACTCGCCGGAACTGAACCGAGTCAGCGCGCCGGAGAGGTCTAGCACCGCACTGGCGAATCCTCTACTCGCGCCGCTGGCCTCATCCAGCTTACCGACGATGCCAACAAGGGCATTGCCGAAGGTGACCATGGCCTGCCCAGCCGTCACGTTCATCGTGCGCGACATCTCTTCGACCGCAGCCTCTTGACTCTGCAGGGCAGCGATGATCTTTGAGGCGGTCAGTTCTCCCTCTGCACCCATTGCGCGCAGTTCGCCAGTAGTTACGCCAAGGCCACGAGCGACCGCTTGAGCCAGTGCCGGGGTTCCTTCGAGAATGGAGTTCAGTTCGTCGCCGCGCAGCGATCCAGAGGCCAGCGCCTGGCCAAACTGCCGCATTGCCCCGGCAGCCGCTTGGGTATCCGCGCCGCTGAGTGCAATAGTACGGCTCACCGTCTTGGTGATTGCCTCGACCTCAGCAAACGACAGACCAAGCGCGCTGGCGTTCTGAGCAATGCGCTGATAGACCTCGGCGGTCGTCTCAAGCGGCTGGTAAGTCTGCTGCGCTGCCCGCATGACTGCCTCTTGGGCATAGGCCAGCTGCTCGCTGCCCTCAGTCACCAGCCGCAGCCGGTTTGTCATGTTGACGTATTGCTCGGAGGCGCGCGCGATCTCTCGAATACTGATCGCAGATGCAAGGATTCCGCCGAGCTTGGCAAACGATGCACCCATGCGGTTTGCTGAGGACTCAGCGCGGCCAGCGGCGCCAGGCAGCTTCTCCAGCTCCGCGCGAGCTTTCGCAGCTTGGGTGCTGTCAACAGCAACAACCAGCCTTGCGTATTCGGTCATGCTTCAACTCCAAAGTGCAAAGCGTGGTTCTCGGCGATCAGCTCGATCTGGCGCCGGAGTCGCGGGTTCTTGATAAAAAGGCCGGCTGGCTCGGATTGAATCGACCACTCGGCAACCAAGGACGCGGCTAGTACAGCGCGACGGCGCCGCGCTAGCGCCTTTCGCTGCGATGGATCATTTGCGACGACCCGGCCATCAGCGACAGCCTGGCGGACCAGTTCCTCGCGGGCTCGGCGGTGCTCATCGCTGATAACAGACCTGACGCGCACCCACTCTTTATTTCCAGCAGGGTCTATCAGCTCAATGCGAATTCCTGCGCTGGCCCGCGTCTTGGTGTAGAAGTCTTGGGGGCGCATCTTTTCTCCAGGCATGAAAAAACCGCCCGGAGGCGGCTTTAGTTGTCTTGCTGCTAGATGATGGGTATCAGCATCCCGCCATCACTAATTCGCCAACCCTCGACAAGCCGGCCATTGCGAAACATGAATCGGTAAGGCTTTGCGCCGACGTAACCGCCGTAGCTGTTCTTTGCGTTGACCATGACGTCGAGCATGTAGCCGTATGAAGCCTTACGGCCCTGCAGAGGCGCCGTCAGCGTATATCCCTTGTAGAGCTGTCCGAACGATATCTGCGCCGTGTAAGGGTCTTTCAGGGTTCTCGTGAACACCTCTTTTGCCTTTGCCTCGGCATCGGCCTGGCTAATCTGCTCGCCATAGTCCGCTGAATCTATCTCCTGCCGAGTCGGCGGCGCAGCACAGCCAGACAAAGCCCCGATCACGCCGGCCAGTAAAAGAACTATTACGAAACGCATGGCTTACCCCTCCCTGTAGAAAAGCCCGACTTTACCAAATCGGCGCCCTACTGGCTCGCCACGCGTTGCTCAATCGATGCCAGGCGGCGCAGCAGCATGATCTCGTGCGGCTTCAGCGTGTGGCCGTAGAGGTCAGCCCACGCTTTCAGCTCGACGAGCGAGCCGATCGGCCTGGCTGAGCAGTACCACTCCCACACGTACGCCAGTTCAGGCGGGCACTCCGGCCCATCTAGGCGTGATGGACGCTTACCTGTTTTCTCCGCTATAGCCTCCAGCTGCGCGCGAACGGTGATGCGCTTGTCCGGCCCTTTCTTCGGCCTCGGCCCAGCTGGCCGCAGCAGCCCTAGTTGATGCTCGGCGTGCGCGATCAGTCCTTCGGCGAGCCCGTCGAGCGTTTCCCAAAAAAACGGCGGCGGTCACTCGCGAACCGGTCAACCTCTGCCGCGATGTAGGGGGATTCGCGCAGGAACTCCAGCAGTGCAGCCTCGGAGAACTCTGCCTCGAACGACCAGCCGATCACGAGCGCGGCATTCAACTTGAGCCGTGCCGCCTCTGTCTTCTCCGCTCGCTCCTTTTCGTCCCTGACCGAAGCCAGGACCAGCAGCTCGCGCCGGAACTCGTCCAACGCCACGCGGAACTCGTCGGAGTCGACACCCCTGATCTGCAGCCACTCATCCGTTGGCGTGCCGTCAGGCAGAGAGAGCGGCATGCGCTCCCCCTCGTTCGCCTTGGCCCGGGTGAAAAAGTCACTCGGTTTCATGCGAGCCCCTTACGCCGGAATGCGGGTGATGGTGATCTCAGTGTCGACCGCCTGGTCATTGAAGGCCCGGAAGTCGTAATTCTGAATGATCGGATCGTCGCCGCTGCCTTCCTCGCTCGAGGTCGTCAGCTTGGCCTGGGTCATGCTGATCTGATAGCTGTTCTCGCCATCGGTCAGGGTCACAACAAGAGGAGTCTTGGTCTCGCCGAGGTACTTGTCCTTGAGGCGGTTGTCCTCGATGTAGGCGGACAGACTGCCGGAGACGTTGATGCGGCCGAGCTTGATGTCGTAGGCGTCGCGGCTGAACAGGCGGTAGATCGCCTCCATGCCGTTATCGAGCGACAGGTTCAGCGCGGTCGCGTGGTTCAGGCCGGTTCCGCCTTCGGTCAGCGAGCCCTCGAACGTGGTCATCATCACGGTCTCGGTCGGGTCGGCGATGCTTTCGGTCAGAGCATCGTAGACGTATGGCTCTTCCTTGGTGCCAATCATGGAAATCGTGATGCCGATCTTGCCCTGCAGCGGGCAATCGATAGCCAGCGTGCCGACTTCGCAGCCGCGGTAGACCAGCCAGCGGCCAATGTCCTCGTTGTGCTTGAGGATGGCGAACTTGCGGCGAGTGCCGCCTGTCTTCAGGACGTTGGCGGTCCAGGTGCCATGGAAAGCCGCCTCGAGCAGCATATCGAAGGTGCCGTAGGTCAGCTCCGCCTCGAGGTCGCCGGCCACGCTGGAAACGCCGCTGCGGGACTCGGCCGTATGGCGACCAGGCAGCATCTCGTCCGATTCCAGCTCTTCGACCGACTGGCCCAGGCCATTGGTGATGAGGCGCAGCGGAATCCAGGCAACAGCAGGATCGAGAGTGCCGCCGACGCCCTCCAGTTTGATGTAGGTGTTCTGATTGACGCCTTGTGCATAGGGCATTTGCTATCTCCAGAAATGCAAAAGCCCGCTCAAGGCGGGCCGCGGTGTTTCGGGTTGTGGTTACGCCGGGAAGCTCCAGGCGGTGCAGTAGATGCTGACGCTGACGGACTGCCAGACATCCTCCTGGCGAATCTGAGAGCGCTCAGCACGGCGGATCAGTACGCCCTGGCCTTGGTAGTCGAGGCGCTTGCCGGAGGCGAAGAAGGCCAGCAGCGTGTCCACGTCAGTCAGTAGCCCGGCATGGCCGGTGTTCTTCGGGTGGAATACGTCGATCTGCAGAATGCCCGCCCATTCCTGCGCCGCATCCTTACCTTGGGCGGCAGGCGCTCGACCAGTTGGCAAGCCTGTTAGGCGTGCCCAGCTTTGGCCAGTCGGCGGCGTGAAGCTCTTGCCCTCGAATGCCGTCCGCGCATTGGGCATGACACCGGACGCGACGTAAGCCGTCACCAGCGCGCTGTGAATCTTGCTCTCGCTCATGGTCACACCTTGTTATCGCGGATGGCTTTCTTCAGGTTGCGCTCAATGCGGTCCATGTTTCTGCGGACGAAACCTTCGGGGGCTTGCTTGGAGCTACCTTCCTCCAGCTGGACGATGTAGGGCAGATTCGACGCGATGTACGTTTCCTGCCCGGCGCCATGCGGCACATTGGCCTCAATCTCAGCCATCGCCTGCCTTCCGCTTGGGTCAAGCCGATCTGGCGTCGTGGTAGCCGGCTGACCTACGGTGGTCTCGAACGATCCGCGCGCACGCCCGGTATCTACCGGAACGTCACGAATGATCCCGTTGAACAGCGACAGCGTCACAGCCCGGACTATGCCGTCACTCGACTCGCCAGCCTTCACGGCGAACTTCCGAACGTCATCTGCGAATGCCATCAGCGCCTCCCCTGCAGCTCGTACACCAGCGGCGTACCGGCCGGGTTGATTTCCTTGATGTTGACGATGGTCCAGGTTGCGCCGTCTGCGATGACGGTCGTAGTGAGCGTCGGCGGCGTAATGCCTTGGGCTGCGACGAGGATCTTCTTGTCGCCCTGCTTGATGACCGCGCCCTCGGCATAGCTCATGCCGGACTGCTGCAGCGCGTAGTCCTGCAGGATGGCCTGTGCAGGCTGGTCGACCTCAACGTCAGGCGTCGATCCGCCCGTCACAGGGTCGAACTCGCCCGGCACCGTGTCGCGGAGGGTGATGGTCTGGCCGAAACTGGCGATCAGGTTTAATGCAGTGGCGCTCATCCGATCATAGAACGCGCTCATGTCACGCCCTCACGGCAAATAGGCCACGCTTGACCAGATAGTCAGCGAACTGTGTCCGACTTGGGCGATCCGGTGCGGCCGGCAGCAGATAGCCAGACTTGTTCTCGGCGTACTGCACGTCAACAGCGCCCTCTACCCGCTCGCGGATCACCGCGCCTTGACGCTGGGCAGGCGGATCGATGTCGTCCGCGTGAATCTCAACCGCCAGCGCCATCTGCCCGTACTGAATCTGGCGGGGAATCAGAGTGGACGGCTTGATCTCGCCGTCTACCTCTACCCCGATGCGCGGGAAGGCAAGCGCCTGGCTTGCGCTGGTCTTCTTGCCCCTCCACGACATGACGTTCATCGCATCGGCGGCGCGGCGCAGCAGTGCCTCCTGCTCGGCTTCCGTGGCCGGTATCGTGCGGCCGTACTTGGCAGCGTATGACACCAGCTCGGCGGCAGTTGCATAGCTCTCGGCGTCAGCCTTGCTCGTTCCGTCCTCTACGATGAGAGTCATGCTTTATCCCTCGGTGGTGCGCTTGCGGCTGCGTGCTTGCGGCTGTGCGTCACCGCCGCCGTTGTTAGTGGCGCCTTCGTCCTTTGGCTCGCTGCGTCCGTGCTCGACGCCGCCAGTCTCGCCGACAGTCTGCGGGCCAACGGTGATGTTACCTGCGTCACCGCCGAAGCCCCATCGCGCTTTGCTGTTGGGGTTCATGTACTTGTCTTCTTGCATGGGAGTCTCCTCTGCTTGAAGGGCCGGCCCCATTACGGGGCCGGAACCAGTTAGGCCGCGACGCTGGACAGCACGAACGCGATCGGAACCTGCTTGCGGTCAAGCATGCGGGTCCAGTTGGTGGCGAGTGCCAGGTCAGCCCACGAGGCCGAGGCCGGGCGGGTTTCAGTTCCGTTACCAGTGATGGTAGTGGAGGTGAACGCGTAACCCAGCGGATGGATCACGAAGTTGCGACGGCTCCACAGGGTTTCAGCACCGCCACCGTTGCCGCGCTCGGGCTCGCGCACGTATTCCAGACCATCTTCACCGGCCGGCTGCTGCTCGGCGTAACCAATGGCGCCCGGACGGAAGATGATGGACAGGTACTTGTTCGGAGTCCCGGTGATTACCGGCATACCGTCGTCAACCACGACGCGCATACCCTGATAGCGACCGAACTCGGGAATCTGGTCGGCGATCGGGGTGAAGTCGATCAGGTTGAGAATCTGCAGCTCGGCATGCACTGCGGAGTGCATCGCGATCACGCCGAGAGTCGAGCCGCCGTAGTCGCCCATGGTGGCGCGGGCCTGGATGATCGCAGCTGCAGTGATCGGGCCGCCTGCATCTACAACCATGTCGCCGCCGTTACCAGCAACGTTGTCGTTGTACAGGCCGACAGCGGTCGCGATGGTGCGGCGCTGGGCAACCTTCTGCCAGTAGCTCATCAGGCGCGAGCCGACGTATTCCAGCGGGTCTTGCTTGGTGATGTTCTTCACCAGGTTCATCGCGTTCCAACCTTCGTTCAGGTAGGCAGCGCGAGCCTGCATGCTGGAGGTGGCCACGGACAGCGGAGTCGCGATGTCGGTGTACACGTCGTTCGAGTAGTTCGACTCGACCGAAGCGTCCAGGTCAACCCACCACGGAATGGTGAAGGTGTTGGACGGGCTGGCCAGCAGCTGGGACATGTCGTTGTTCTGAACGAGGATGCCCGAGGAGAAGAACGCGGTCTGCTCCACGCTGGTGACGTTGATGTAGTCGCGCAGCTCGTCGCGGAAGACTACGTCGGAAAGAATGGTAGGCATATCTGTGATTCCTTGGTTACTGGCCTGCTGCTGCCTTCAGGCGGGCATGCTCGGCGGGGTTGGTTCGGCGAAGCTCTACGCGCTCCATGCCGGAGAGTTGGTCCCACGTTTTTGCGGCCCCGCCGCCTTTGCTACCGGCAGCCCCGCCGCCAGTTGCCTTGCTTCCAGCCACCAGCGGCGCCAGTGCGGCATCACTGATGATCTCGTTCTTAAGCTCATCGGGAGTCAGAGCGGTTGGGCGCCCTTCGTTGTCGAGCACCACAACAACCGGCTTGCCGTCGCGCATATCCATGGACAGGCGAGGTTCGATCAGTCGCTGCAGGACCGCAGATGAGCCCTGCACGGCGAGTTCACCGGCCAGGCGCGCGGCAGTAGCGCCAACGGTCAGAGCGTGCACCTGGGCCTGTAGCGCGGTCAGGGTCTGATCCTTCTCGCCGAGCGCCTTGCTGTACTTCTCGTTCCAGCTACGGTCGAGCGCTTCGGTGTCGCCGTTCTTGCGGGCGGCCTCCTCGGCAGCGATGCGGGCCGCTTCTTCAGCCTGCTCACGGCGCGACTTCTCGTCCTTCTTCTCGCGAAGCAGCTCTTCGACCTTGTTGCGAAGGCCGGTAGTGTCCTCTGGCTGCGGGATGCCTTCGACCTTCAGGACGAACTTGCCGTCCTTCTCTTCGTACATGGCAGCCACGGCCGGCTCCAGCCCTTCAAGGCTGTCCAGTTGGTATTTCAGGGTCATCGCTTGTCTCCCGGAGACAGTGGTTGCAGGCCCAGCCTGCGGAGGTGAATCAGATTCCTGCGCGCTCGAACGCTGCCGGCTCCAATGCGCGGAGCTGGTCGAGAGTCAGAGGCTTGAAGTTGCGGTCTAGCTGGAGTTCGGCGAAGCGCTCAGCGCTCAGCCCGCCCTTGCGGAACAGCGTCGCCCGCTCCTTGCCAAGCGCGATGTCTTGGAAGGAGGCCGGCTGTTTCTGCAGCCACGAGTAATACGATTCGCCGGCATCGACGTAGCCATCCTTGGAAGCGCGCGTCGCGTCGTCGTCGAGAAACGAGTAGCGAGCGTCCAGTTCGGCGGCTGTCGTGCTGCGGCAACGGATGTGGATCGGTGGCAGCGGCCCTTTGCCCATCTTAAACGAGCGGCCGTCTAGGCTTTTGCAGGTATTGGATGTGCGGCCGTCAAGGGTTGATACCCAGCGGTAGCCGGTCACTACATCGCTGTTCGCCTTCCACGTCTCCATGCGCGCCACGCTGGCGACATGCTGGATACCGGTGCGAACCACGGCTTCGGCATTACGCTTACTGATCGCTAGCAAGCCGTCGCTGTACTGCAGCGCCTTGGTGCCACGGATGCGGTTGATGATGGCCTGATTCGTCTCGCCCTGGACGTATCCCATGCGAATCGCGCCAGTCACCCGGTTACGCTCAGCCTGCAGCCAATCAGCGATGAACGGCTCCAGCAGCTTGCCGCCATCTGGCCCTGTGACGCTCAGCGGCTGAGCCTTTACAGCGGCCTGTATCGCTTGAACGGTCGGAGTCGCTACCGAGATATTGACCAGCACCTGATCTAGCGACCTGGCTTCAAATTCGGCCTCGTAGCTGCCGATATCGAACAGGTCGAGCAGCAGCTGCTCGGAAAACTCGCCTTGGACCTTCGCAATCATCGCGTCGATCGTGGCGAGCATCGTCTCCAGCCGCTGCCGACTGTAGGCGGTCAGCGCGTCACGGCTCAGTCGCTCCCGGATGTCCTTGTCGATGCGTCGAAGGAATGGGTCGATCTTCTGGACCTCTCCAGCCTTCAAGCGCTCGAGCATCACACCGTTGCGAGTCGCTGCTTCAATCAGTCGCTCCGCCGTCGCCATTGTCATCCTCCAGGTTCAGGCCCGTTCCGCTGCCCGCGATCTCTTCCCGAATTTCCTCATCGGTCTTCTCGGGATCGATCAGCTGGAAGTCGCGCAGGTAACGCCAGAAGTCAGACTCAGGCATCTTGCCGGCCATGACCGCTTGCAGGATCTGCTGCAGCATCTGCGGGTCAAGGTTGGATTGGGTGAAGTCCTGATTCAGCGTGTATTCGATCTCGCCGCTGACGTTGAGGAACTGAGCCATCCACATCAGGCATTGCGTGTAGGCTTCCGACACGTTGCTGACGATCAGCGACAGGGCGCTGTGCTCTGCTGCCGTCTCTGCCTCGGACTGAGTGGCGGTCTTCACCGCACTACCCTTTTCGATCAGGCGAGCACCGAGGGCCACCATCTGGCGCTCCTTGGCGTCCATGGCCTCTTTGGCAACCGTGTTGGGCTGGGCTTGCCAGACACCGCACGCACCATTGACCGGAAGCAGCCAAGGCGCACGCGAGCCGAGGTAAATGCCCGTCTCTTCGAAGTGGTCGCGCCACTGCTCGTCAAGGCCAGACATCCACGGCTGAGGCTGGCCGACCAGGTAGGCCGCCTCCTCATAGTCCGCGCTGTTGTGATAGTGCCCGATGTTGATTTCGGACATGTCGTACAGCGGCGACTCATCGATCGACGTGTCGTTGTTCTCGCTGCCGACGAACTGGAACGGAATCACAGCCCAGGGCTTGCCGGAGCCATCCAGCGGAATGCGCGGGTCTTCGATCACCCAGCCGCCGCCAGCCTGCCGCCATAGCTCTTGCTGGTACTGGCCAGACTCATTCAGCCGCAGGACGCGGTACTGGTCTTTCGCCTCAACGCCGAAACCGTCCTCCGTGTCTTCGTCAACCGTCTCGCGCAGCACGACCAGCGACAGCACATGGCGACCGCCGACCTTGCGAGTTTTCCAGTTGATGATTGCCTCAGCTTGGTAGCTGGAGACGGTCGGACGAATTGCGCCGGATGCCATATCCGCCTGGCTGACTGTGCCGGGCTCAACAGGCGGGTAGTCCACGAGCAGACCATGACGGCCGGTTTCGAGCAGATGCCCGATGACCGACTGCGACTGTTGGTAGATGCTCACGCCCTGCCCGTCTACGTCCTTGGTGACGTACTCCAACAGCCTCGGCAGCGTGACAACCGGCCAGGTGCGGAACACAGCACCGACGAGGCTGCCTTTCGTCCGGCCAGTGGCGTTGTAGAACACCGCTCGAGCCAGATACGCGTCGTACCGGGCTTTGTTCTCGTCGCTCTCGTCCTGTGCGTTAGGCTGCGGCAGGTAGCGCGTGCGCTCTTTCTTGATCGCCTCGGAGCCTTTGCACACGTCGCGCACCAAGCGCCAACGGTACAGGGCGTCCTTGTAGTCCTGGCGCTGATAGGTGACATCGGTCATCGTGCAAATCCGAGTTTGAGTGATTTAACGGGCTTCTTGCGGCTGACAGCGACCGCGAAATAGCGGAATGCATCGGAGCCGTGAGACGACCAGTCATGCAGCGGCTTGTCTTTCCAGCAGCCGCGCTTGTCGTCCCATTCCTTGCGGTAGTTTTCGAGGCAGGCGATGCCCGTCTCGCACTTAGAGTCGTCGAAGGCGCAGCGGGGCAGGATCTCGCGGACGTGATCAATGCCATCGTCTACGCCCAACTTCGGCACCACTTGGAATCGGATGCTGTAGCGCTGGCCGTCGAACTCGTAGCCTTCTTTGGCGATCTCGCGGCGGGTCTTGCCGTCGCTGCCGAATTCGCGGTTATCGATGTCGTGCGGTCCCCAATGGTCGCCGTACGTGTAGCCGCGATCCTTCAGCACCTTCATGTAGTGCCGAAGGCCTTCACCGCTGTTCTCGTAGTAATCAATGACGTGGAACTCTTCGCCCACGATCCGAACGAACCAGATGGCCGTCGAGTCGCCAACGCCGATATCCCAGAAGGTGTGAACCGGCTGGTGGCTGTTGTCGGGCAATACGCCGATTCGCTGCTGTGCGTACAGCTTGGCGAACTGCTTGGCGTAGTAGGCGCCTTCAATGCTCTGCTGGAACGCTTCGGCGGGTATCGACGGATATTCCCGCTTCATGTCGTCGCCGAGGGTCTTCTCCTTGGCGGCGTACCAGGCGCGCTGGCCGTCGTTCGTCTTGATGCCGTGCTTCGCCTCAAGCTCGGCGAAATAATCCGTCAGACGCTGCGGCGGGACCGTTCCGGCAGGGTCTAGCCAGTAGTCGGCGTTCTTCCACCAGCTGAAGAAGAAGAACTTCCAGTCCAGCTTGCCAAGTGGCTGCTTTGCGGCCTGCTGCTTCTCAGCTGCCTGCGAATAGTCGAAGAAGTACCCAGCCCGACCCTCTGCCGTCGATTCGATGGTGACGAAGCAGTCAGTAGCCACCGCCTCGAACGCACCCGTGACGATCTCGCGCGCCTTGTGAGGAAACTTGGCGCATATCTTCCCGAACTCGGAAACGTGCAGGTAACGCAGCGTGCCGCCACGAAAGGACGTGCTGACGTACAGCGAGCCGCCCTTGGCGAATACCAGTTCGCCAGCCGCATCGTTGCGCGCAGGGTTGGCCGCCTTGATCTCTGCCGGCAGGTTGTCGTAGGCGAACTTGATCTTCTCCCGGAACAGCCGCTTGGCATCGTTCAGGGTGTGAGCGATCAGCGCGCACTTGGCCGACTCAAACAGCGCCGCGTCGAGCTGGATGATGCACTGCTCAGTGGTGAAGCCTAGCTGTCGAGCCTTCAGGATGATGTTGCGAGTATGGATGCCCTCGAAGTACTCCAGCTGCTCCGCTGTCATGCGGAAGCGGGTCTTCTTGCCTGCCTTGTCGGTAATAAAGTAGAGCGAATTGAGGCGAAACAGCTTGTCCCGGAGCTTCGCAAGGTGCTCGGGTTTCATCTGTCAGGCCTCAGTCGATAGCTCGTCCATCAGTGCAGCCAGGTCGCTGACCGTCTTGTCGCTTTGTTCAGCGTCGAGGTTGAAGGCTTGACGCTGACCTTTGATGATCTTCAGCTGGGCATCGACGCCAGCATTCAGAGCCCGCGAGAACTCACCCACTGCATCTGGCGCAACAGCCATGCCGCTCAACGTGTCATTGAGCTTGTCCGCGATTGCCTGCCAGCGAGCCAACCCCTTGCGATGACTTAGCACCACAGCCGTCAGCTGATCGGAAACCTCTTCAATGATCTCGTCGTCAGTTACCGCTTTTGACTGGTAACCGTCAGTGGTAACCGCCTTGGTAACCTTTGCCTTGGTAGCGGCCCGAACCTTTTCGCTCAGGTCTCGCTGCCAGCCCTCTTTTGCTGCGCGCTTACCGATAGCGACATGAGTTACCCCATGCGCCTCGCCGATAGCGCGGACAGATAGCGAACCAGCCCGATAGGCCGCTTCTACAGCCTCCCAGTCGGGTTGCTTGGCCATGCGTTTAACCTCTATGTTGTTTCCACGCTGCTCGAGCTGCCATCCACACCTCTTTCCCGATCATCACAGCGACACAGGCGGCGATGCGGAGTAGCAGGAGGACGGCGTGGAGGCGTTTCATGCGGTCACCAGTTGAGGCGCCTGACGCTTTCAATGCCCGCCTTCATCGCAGCTTTGCGCGTCCTGTATGGGCGCGGCAGGCATAAGCACGACAGCTCGGCAGGATTGACCCTGTACGGGTGCAGCTCGCCCACCTCGGGCAACCGGTCTTTCTTGCCGCCGATGATGTATTCGCTCACTTCGACGTGGTTGAGCCGAGGCCCATGCAGCGTATACACGAAGAAGGTCTTGCCAGCCTTCAGTTCGCCAGGGCGGTAGTACTTGCTCATATCGCCGCCTTCTTCTCTCCCCAGCGGATAGCCAGGTCGCGGAGCTTTTCTGTGCCGAGGAAGCCGACCGAGCCGCCGACGAACGTGGCCATGTTTTGCGGAAGCCCGAAGTATTCGAGCAGCGGGACCAGGGTCAGCGTGGCGAATCCACACAGCGCCCCTTCGAGAACCATCTGCCGCTTCGTGCCGCCGCCATACACCACACGCAATACAGCGATGGTTACGGACAGGCCGAACGCATACAGGCTCGGGGCGATGGTTTGCAGCCATGCGAGAGCCGCAGCCCACGTTTCAGGACGGTCGGGCATCTTCATATCTCGGTTATCCCGCATGGGGCAGTTGGTGTTTGGTCCGGCCTCACATGCCTGTCGCTATCCGCTGGGTGCTAGGAAGCAGTCAAAGGCATGGGGCCGGAATAGGGTTGCACTGCATTGCACGTTAGGCCGCTTAAGCTGCCGTGGCTTTGCACCTTAGTGCGCGATGCGGTGCGAATGGGTTGGGCGCATGGTGGCGAGCCATTCAAACGGCCTTTAGCGCCCGAAACTGGTATTTGATTGCCGACTGAAGCGCGTACTGGCTTTCGAATCGGCATAAAAAAACCGACACAGCGGTCGGTTTCTTCAATTGGTGCAGGTGTCCGGCGCTGATCTCCGGCTTGCTGGCGGCTACCTTCCAGCACGTACAAGGGTTCACTTGTTTCCTTTCGCGCCTAACGCGGATGTGATCTTGACGAGCAAGAGGCCACCCGATCGTTCACGCTGCGCATCAGCCTGCGCATTCACCTGCTGACTAACGCCGGAGATCATCCCGGCGGCCTTGCCGAAGCGAGGACTTCAAGTGCCGCAATCCCATCAGGCGAAGGAATCACAGCATGGAGAAAGTGTGCCCTCAGCCGAACGGGAATGCAAGCGTTTTTCTCACGTATTCACGCCGCCTCTTTCCACTGGTACAGCAGGCCAGAAACCGGAGCCAGCGCGGACTTGTCGAGGTCGTTGCAGGCCTGGAAGAACGCATCGATATGTGACTCCCACTCACGGGTCCAGTTCTCGCTGCAGAGGCGCACGCCGTACTCGTCGAACAGCCAGGCGCGGAAGCACTCGGGCGTCGGCAGCGGGTCAGGCGTAGAGCTCTGTCCGCCCTGATGCTGGCGGCGATACCGGTAGAGAACGCCCTTGGCGACGTACTGCGCCTTCTCGCGCTTGGCTTCGGTCATGCGCGGAAGCTTGGCGGCTGCCATGGCGAACACCAGCTCCTCGGCAATCTCCCGGTGGTCGTCGTCCGCCAGTGGCGAATACATCCAGTGACCGAAGCACTGCAGGCTGGCCGGCAGCGTGCCGATGACCGACTGCACCATGCCGCACAGTGCCTGGTCGAGCGCCACGTCGGTGCGGCGGTCCTTCTCGGTCTTCTGGATGCTGGCTCCTAGCTGGCCAACCTCCAAGGCATAGGCAGTGGTCGACTCACGGCGCTGGTACATGCTGTCATGCCAGAGTTGACGCGCGCTGTTCATCTTCATGCTGCTGCTCCCCGTGCTGCTGCCGCATCGCGGCGAAAGAAGGTACCGCCGACGCAGTGAATGAGCGTCTGCTTGCCGTTGGCGTAGGTGATGTCGTGGGTTGCCGTCCAGCCGCTGAGCGATCCGGCGTTGTAGCCCATGTTCATCAGCGAACTAGTGCCGACCGAATGGGCGCCATCAATGATCCGGCCGCCGTGGCCGTGTCCGTGCGTGACCTTGGCGCCGACCGTTGCGAATGCCTGCGTGCTACCGCGTGCGCCGTTTGGCCCTTTGTCGCCGTGGTTGCTGAAGTCGATGCCGAAGCGCATGAACGACTCATCGGGCTTCAGCCACTTCACCCGGTCGGCAGCACTCATCAGCTTGTCCATCCAATACTTGAACGGATCGCAGTAGGAGCCATCCACGATGGCGCGGAGCATCACAGCCTTGGTTTCGTGGAATACCAGTGTGTTCTCTATATCCAGGGCGTTCTCAGACTTCTCTAGCCACTGCCGGAAGTGATCGTGATGGTTCGAGTTCACCATGATCGTCTGGTCGGCGAAGGTAGCCAGGTCATCTACGTGGCGCGCAGTCTTCTTCAGCTCATGCAGGACGCTTGATGTGCCGTCGATGTGCCGCTTGAACTTCTCGAAGAACTTGTTGTGATGGCTGGCCGAGCCGAAGTTCAGCACGTCATGCAGGACCAGATGTTTCGGCTGCACTATGCCGGCAAGCGCTCTGGTTGCCTCTGTGACGACCGGGTCGGCCATCTCGGCATGAATGTCGCCCATCGTCAGCACTTCAGCGCGCGGCGCCTTTTCAGGCCCTTTGACGGTGTACTTCGTGTCGAGGTCGATAAAGCTGCCGTCTTTCATCGGGCAGATGTGGCGGAGGTGGTTGTGCGCCCCGTCCACTTCGACCACTACAGCGCCGAGCGTATGGTGGAACTCGCCTTTCTTCCCGGCGTTGGTGTCGCTGTAGTTCTCGACTGTGCAGGCGCCCGTGGTCATGACCAGCTTCGCATGGTCGCCCAGGCGCGTCGCGACAGACTCCAATGCGATCTTGGTGTGCCCAAGAATTGCCCAGTCGCGGCCAGAGACGGTCAGCCAGCCTTGCAGCGGCTTCACGGCGGTCGGCTGGATCTTGATATCAGCCAGAACAACCAGCCCCTTCGCCAGCTTCGTGCGCTCATGGGTGATGTATGGCATCAGGCGGGCATCCCACCAGTCGTCATCGGCCACTTCATCCCGGCGAGTCGGGTTCTTGTAGCGCATGGGTATCACGATCAGCCGGGCACCGCGGAGAGAGCAGTAGAGCTGCAGGGTCTTGAGAAACCCGGCGTGCGCCTTTGTTGCGTTCACTGCAGCCGTGATGACGTAGGTTTCGGCCTTTCCTTCGAGCTCCGGCACGTCGATGCCGCGCGCCTCGTTGTAGATGTGCCCGCATCCGGTGCAGCACAGGCGGCGATTGGTGCCGCGGTATGAGTGAAGTCTGCTGCCTGTGTTCAGGCACTTCGGACATGCGAGCATTCGATTCCCCCTCAGAATTCTTCAATTGCCCAGCCACCGCCCGCCTTTTTGGTTTTGGCGGTTACGGCGATGATGCGGAACGGGTACTGGTCGGCGGCGATCTTGGTCTTTGCTCGAGCGTCGTCCTGCCAGTAGCCCTTGACCTCGTGAAGCTCCATCGAGCCGTCGGCGAGCATCACCGCGAAATCCGGCGTGTAGAACGTCTTGTCTGCCAGGCGCAGCTTGATTCCCTCGAAGCGGTACCAAACGATCTCTCCGGCGAACTTGCGAGCCTCTAGGTGCTGGCGGTACGCCTCTTCGGTCTTGTTGAGCTGGCCGACCGGGAGGCGCCCCAGGGCTTGCAGGCGCTTCTGTGCCTGATTTCCCGATCCAGCACTTTTCTCCGGCTTGACCGTGGTTTGGGCTGAGGCTTTACGGATCGGGAAAGTCATCTACTCCCCCTCGCCTTCAGAGCCGCCACAACGGCAGGACGCGCACTCTCCGGAACAGCTGCCAGCAGTACGTTGCCCTGCCGCTGCCTCTCCGGACCCTTGAGGTCGCGCACCTTCCACCTGATCAGGCAGGCCGTTTTGTCCGCTTCGATCAGCTGCCGCTCCGTCATCGTCAAGCAGGCCAGATTTAGCGAGCCATTCCCGGCCAACGCCGTCGTAGTTGTCATTTACGCTGCTACACATGGGCAAGACTCCGGATTGCACGAAGGGCATTTGATGAGAGGGCCAGCATTCGCCGCGGCCGCAACATGCACCCACGACTTACCGTTGCGTATCTCGCTGACAACGGATCCTGAGACGCCATACTTGCGCGCCAGGTCGACGTTTCGATCGCCGCGGGCAATGTCTGCTTTCATCTCAGCGACCAGCGTCTCGTTCAGCTTTGCGCTCGCCTTCGATGAGCCCTTTCTCAATGCGTTACGGTTCTTCCGGCTTATCAGATCCTCGCCGCGCAGGCCCTGCTCGTAGCGGCGGACTACCGTGGTATTCGGAACGCCGTACTTGATCGAAACGTCATGGAGGCACAGCGACTCGCCGCGGACCTCGGTCATCGTCGTGTTTCGGCGGTTGAGCGCTTGCTCTTTCGTGCTAGCCCACCGGCAGTTGCCCGGCTCGTAGTTGCCAAGCGGATCGATTCGATCGATGGAATAGCCACTAGGCCGATCGCCCATATCTGCGTAAAACGCTTCGAATGATTCCGCCCAGCGCTGGCAAACGGTCACGCCTGCGCCGGCATAAACGGGGCGATCATTAGCGTTGCTCGGGTTGCAGCGATCCAGCATTGATTTCCACGATTTGTACGCTCCGGACTGCCGCGACTTGGCGCCATGTCCGTGCTTGTAGTTGTGGTGTTCCTTGCCTGCCTTAAAGCCCATGAGCTAGCACTCCGTTCTGTCCAATCACATCGATTCGGCTGATCTTCATGCCAGTTCCGCCTTCTCGGCATTGGTGCGGCAGTCGATGGTGTTCTGCTGGCCGAACGCAGCCTTACCGCCGAGCGCATCGGTCAGCCGATCGGTAATGGCGATGTCCTCGTCGATCATTTCCAGCCGGCGTGCGGCGCTGTCGGCAATGTCCTGCCAGTCCTTGCGCAGCGACTTGTGGCCGCGCTTGCCAGTGGCGAATGCCTTCTTGAATACGTGCTGAGCCACCGGACAGGTGATGCCAGCAAGCTCGATCAGCCGGTACACGTCCACGCGGTCATAGGCGGAAACGTCGATGAAGTAGTGGTCGTGACTCATTGCGGCTTCCTCGTTGCTCTGTTGTTTGCGATCAGTGGTATCTGGCCGGGCTTTAGCGGCCATGGGTGTTCCTTGCGGCAGTCGTGGCAGTACAGGGTCTGCTCAGGGCTGTAGCCGGTGGTCTTGTGGGTGGCGTCTACGGGGCAGGTCTTCATGCGGCCACCTCGATACCAAGGCGACGGCGAACAGCGGCGAGCAACTCGCGCTCGGTGCCGAACGTCTTTTCCCAGGTCTTGCGACCTGCATGGATCGCAACGCCATGGCCGCCCGTGCGGTGATGCGGAGGGCATAGCGGAATGGCATCGAAGTGGCTGGCCCGCTGCCCTGCACCCTGCCCGGCGCGCAGGTGATGAATCTCCGCCGGGCTGGCATAGCCGAACGCCTCAAGGCAGGCGATGCAGCCGAGGTCGGCTAGGCGGGACAGGTGGGCTTTCTCGGCCTTGGTCATGCTGCCTCCCCGAACTCGATCTTCATCCGCTGATACTCGGAATCCTCCGGGTGCGGCAGGTAGATGCCGTGCTCGGTCGCCCAGGCGTCGATGCAGGTCATGAAGGCGTGCATCTCGCCCTTGTCGAGCTCGCTGGTGTGCTTGAGCTCGTAGCGGTCGGTGATCTCGCCGGTCTTCAGGTTGATGTCCTGGACCAGCTGCTCGCCGAGGAAGGTCTGCTTCAGGTTGCGCTTCACGTTGTCCCGGTCCATGGGGGCGCCGGTTGCGAAGGTCGTCTTGCCCATGCTCACAAAGAAGCGGGCGATCTCCTCGCACCACTTGTGGAACAGCGCGTTCTGCGGAAGCGATCGACTGGCGCCGGCGATGGTCACCGTGCAAGGGAAGCCCTTTGCACGGATCGCGGCGTTGACTTGGGAGAGCTCGCCGATATGCGAGACGCGGATCTTCTCAGCCATTTACGCGGCCTCCTTCAGACCTGGCAGCGAGCTCAACAAATGCTGCGTAAGCCACTGCTGCCACTTGGCCGTTTCCAGAGGCGCGGTATCGGTCCACCCTTCCGGCCATCCCATGAGCCACTCGTGGATTGCCGGGCTCGGACGCCCAAACACTCGCCGGAACTCGCGCGCGGCCGGCCACTTCTGCATTGAATCGGCGCAGTAGTTCGCCTTGGTCGTCGGCGTGTGCAAGTAGCCAGTAGCGCTGCCGAACGTGGTCAGCACCCAGGTCTGCCGCGGACAGGGGAAGCATTCGGACTTGGTAACCCATGCGAACGAGGTCGCGTCCGGCTTCTTCAATTGCTCGCTCGGCGACGTTCTCGGCGAAGACAAGCCTGGGAGCGACATCTGCCACGATCCGGCGCATCTCCGGCCAAAGGTTTTCAGCGTTGTTGCGTCCAGCAGCGGCAGTGCTGAATGCCTGGCAGGGAAAGCCTCCAGATACGAGGTCAACAACTCCGCGCCACGGTAGGCCGTCAAACGTTCGAACGTCATCCCAGATGGGGAACGGCGGGAGGGCTCCCTCGTTTTGTCGCTGGACCAGTACCCGCTGGCAGTGCTCGTCGTGCTCGACGGCACAGACAGGAGTGATGCCGAGCAGGTGGCTTGCGAGCAGGCCGCCACCAACGCCCGTGAATAGAGAAAGCTCATTCATACGGCCCTCCGTTCACGGATGGACTGGCACTCAACGCAGCACACCGCGGACGGGTAAGCCTTGCGGCGGGCCTCTGGAATCTCCTCGCCGCACTCCTCGCATTCCTCAGCGCCCTGCCCCATCAGCCGGTCGCGCACCAATTGCACGCCCCCTATCCGATCTGCCTCCTCTAAACCAGAGGCGCGGTCTGTTACATCGGGAGCTGTGCGGGCCTGGTGGAAGGCGGCGGCCATTTCATTGAAATCACTCATGGCCTTCCTCCCGAACAGCTTCAGCCAGGCTGACTTTCTTGTATGAAGCAGGCAGCTTGACGGCGTGGATCTTGCCGTCGTCATGCGCCTGCAGAAGGCTGACCATCATCGATTCGACGCAGGCCGGAACGGTGGCGTGGCACAACTGGCCGTCAACCTCGATGATTACTTGCACGATCTTGATGCTGCTCATCGCTTCGCCCCATAGGCCCGCTTTTGCGAGCCATCCATCTGAACCAATCGGTAGTCGTTGCCGCGCTTCATGCGGACGACGGTGTTTTCTTCCTGATCCACTGCGAAGCCATCGGCCTTGAGCTGGTCGACGATTACTCGCTGAGGAGGGGTCATTGAGCGGGAGCGGTTCATGCCTTGGCCCTCCCGCGCGCAGACTTCCAGTCGAAGCCGACAGCGAACCCGCCACCCTCACGCAGGCGGTCAACGCAACGCTCGCCAAGTGCAGTCGAAAGCTCATCGGCAGGGAGGTTTGAGATAACGATTGTCGGCAGCATCTGCTCATAGCGGCCGTTGATGATGCGGAACAGGGTGGCAAGCTCGAACTCGCTTGGCTTCGTGGCGCCCGCCTCGTCGAGGATCAGAAGGCGAGGCGCTAGCAGGCTGCGCATGACCTCCTCTTCCGTCACGTCGCGGGCGTCGTAGCTGGAGCGGATCTCTGCCAGCACGCCGCCGACAGTGCGGTAAATCGCCGACACGCCTTGCTTGTGAATCAGGCGGTTTGCGATGGCAACGGCAAGATGGGTTTTCCCGGTCCCGAGGCTGCCAAGCAGCAACATGCAGCGCCCGGTTTTCAGGTTGTCGGCAAAGTTGTCTGCATAGCTTTCGCAGATCTCTAGCGCCTTTTTCTGCTCTGCCGTGCGGGCTTCGTAGTTGGCGAACGACTTTTCAGCGAAGCGGCGCGGAATGCGGGCCTTCTCAAGCTGCCAATGGGCAAAGTCGCGCAACTTG